TCCTACTCTATCGCCAATGACCAGCCTGAACTGGCGTTAACTGGCCATGCTCAGCCGCGATTGGAAACTTTGACGGCTGATCACGCTGGTTCGTTTGGGTGTGAGGTGGCTGAGTGGTCTGCCCAGTATTTGAATATTGAATTGATGGATTGGCAGCGGCGTGTTCTTGATGCTCAGTTGTCGTTTGATGATGTTGGTGATTTTGTGCATCGGACTTCGTTGGTGTCGACTGCCCGTCAGAACGGTAAGACCGTTGCATTGGCGGCGTTGGTTGGTTGGTGGTTGTGCAACATGGGTGATATTCGTGATAAGCCGCAGACGGTGTTGTCGACTGCTCACCGGTTGGATTTGGCGGTCATGTTGTATGACTATTTGGCACCGATTTTGCAGAAGCGCTTTAATGCCAAAGTGATGGCTAGTTATGGTCGCAATAGTGTGACGATGCCTGACGGGTCGCGGTGGTTTATTCGAGCGGCAAACAATTCTGTCGGTCACGGCATGTCAGCCAGTCTGATCGTCGCAGACGAGTGTTGGGATATTGGGCGCGATGTCGTTGATGGCGGTTTGTTACCAGCGCAACGCGCACAGCGATCACCGTTGTTAAGCATGTGGTCTACCGCCGGCACTGAGGCATCGACGGCGATGTTGCGTTGGCGTGAACAGGGTCTCAGACAGATCGATAAACATGAACCGTCAACACTTTATTTCGCTGAGTGGTCGCCGCCACCAGACTTATCACCAATGAATCCACAGGCATGGCCGTATGCGAATCCTGCGTTGGGCACAACATTGGACATCAAAACCATTGAAGCAGAATCCGAGAATCCTGACCGCATATCGTTTTTGCGTGCGTCATGTAACTTGTGGGTCGCGTCAGATAAGTCGTGGATACAGCCAGGAATTTGGACAGAACTTCAATACACAGACCCGATGCCGGCTGGCGGTGTTGTCGCAATCGAATCGTCGCTGACAGATGAACGCTATTTCGGTGTCAGATCGGTAGTGCTACAAGACCGTCGCACCGTTGTCACGGTTGCGTTTGTTGCCGACACTTACGACATGATGATCAACGAAGTGAACCAAATCGCTAAAGATCAAAGCGTCAAGTTTGCAATTTCACCATCGATTGACATTCATTGGCCAACCGCGTTAGAGCGTCGACGCATCGTTGTCGGCTACGCAGAAATCCTAAAATTTACGCCACGAATCCGCTCGATGATTCACGAAAAGTTGTTGTGGCATACAGGCGAAACAATGCTCGCAGAACATGTTCAGCGTGCGGTCGCGGTACGGTCACAAAACAGCATCGCGTTATCGTCACAAAGATCACCTGGCCCTATCGAATTGGCGCGCTGTTTGGTTTGGTCAGCGGCACTTGCCAGCCGACCTACGACCACAGGAAAACCGATGATCGTTGTGGCAGGTGGCTAGTATTTTGTCGGGCGGCCGTCGATGCCTTACTTTCTCGGTTACGGATTGGCGGTCGCCTATACACAACGCACAATCTGTTTGGTGGCATACTTAGCGCATGGGCATATTTAATCGCACCGTTACTAAAGCGGCGATCTCACCGCAGCCAACTAAAGCGGCAGCGGCTGGTGGCATCTATCAGAGCGTTAACAATGGTGGCGCTGGCATGATCGGTCAATATTATTCGTATGTTGAAGGTGACGCACGCAACCGTGCGATGAGCGTGCCAACAATTAGTCGAGCGCGCGATTTGATGGCGTCGGTTCTCGGCTGCATGTCGCTCAAACAATTTTCGGAAATTTGGAACGGCAACGAAATGGAAAAGTTGCCGATGGCGCCACGCACATGGTTGCGCCGCATTGACCCAACGCTACCCAACAGTTTTATTTTGTCGTGGACATTTGACGATCTGTTTTTCTACGGTCGCGCATTTTGGTATATAACATCACGCACCGCTGACGGATATCCAGCGTCCTACACTCGACTACCTGCAGCGATGGTGCAAACTTTAGATCAGGCTGGCCCCGTGTGGTTTGCACCGTCAAAACAAGTTGTGTTTCAAGGCGCTGAACTAGATCCAAACGATGTGGTTCAATTCTTGTCACCGATACAAGGCATCATCTACATGTCGACACAAGCGGTTGCTACGGCGTTAAAACTTGAAGGTGCACGATACCGCAACGCGTCAAGTGCGATACCGGCTGGTGTGTTGCGTCAAACTGGTGGCGAACCTTTGAGCGCACAAGAATTGGCTGATCTTGCGGCGGCGTTCAATGTCGCACGCGAAACAAATCAAACCGCAGCACTCAACGAATTTGTGATGTACACCGAGACCCTGACTTCACCTGACAAAATGTTATTGATTGACGCAGCCGAATTTCAGGCTATGGAAATGGCACGATTGTGCAACATTCCGCCATACCTTGCCGGTATCAGCGTCGGCTCGTATTCGTATCAATCAAGTGCTGAGTCGCGTATGGATTTGTGGACATTCGGTGTGCGCGCTTATGCGGATTGCATCGCTGGCACATTGAGTCAAAACAATGTGCTACCTAACGGCACATATGTCGAATTTGATGTTGAGCAATATTTGACAGGCGAATACTCAATGGACGAAATGCGCGAAACAACAGAGCAAGAAAGTGTAGTATCACCATCATGATCAAATTGACCCCCATTCAGATCACGGTCGATGCGGCCGCCGCTGATGCACCAGCGCGGCGCACGATCTCAGGCGTAGCAGTCACTTATGACGAAACAGCCACAGTGCTTGACGGCACAAAGGTTCGGTTTTTGCAAGGGTCGTTGCCAGTCACGGGGCGCGACCCGAAACTTTATATGCAACACGACTCGGCACAGATCGTCGGCAAAGTAGTTGAGCGTGTGGACACGCCACAGGGCATGATGTTCACAGCCAAAATTAGTGACACAAATTTGGGTCGAGAAGCGTTGACGCTCGCCAATGACGGCGTAATTGACGCGGTATCTGTTGGCGTAAATCCAACAAAGTTCAGTTACGACGACGACGGCACAATGGTCATCGAGTCAGCCGAATGGTCAGAACTATCGCTGGTCAGCGAAGGCGCGTTCAGCGGCGCGGTCATCACCGAAGTCGCAGCCAGCAAACCTGACGAACCGAGTATCCACGAATCAGACACAGAACCTGCTATACAATCAAATCAACAAGAACAAAAGGACACAGACATGACCGACAAAATTGAAACACCAGTTGCAGAAGCAGCAGCATCGACTGTTGACAAACTTTGGGCACAACCTGCACGCGAATTTAAGATGCCAACAGCAGCCGAATATTTGGTTGCGATGAACGCAGGCGGCGACACTTTTGCAAATGTGAACGCGGCATACAAAGCAGCAGTTAGAAAACAACAATCAGCGTTGCAAGCAGCCGCTGGTGACATTCTCACAACTGACACACCTGGTTTGTTACCAGTGCCAGTGCTTGGACCGTTATTTCAAGATTTGAACTTCGTGCGACCAGTTGTCAGCGCATTTGGCGCGCGTGCGATGCCAAACACACCAAGCAAAACATTTGTGCGACCAACGATCACGACACACACTTCGACAGCAACACAAACCGAAGGCGCAGCAGTTAGTGCGACCACAATGGTTATCGCATCAAACACGGTTACAAAAACAACTGTCGCTGGTCAAGTAACCATCACTCGACAGGACATGGATTTCACAGACCCTGCATCAATGCAGTTGATTTTGAACGATCTTGCTGGTGAGTACCTAATCAAAACTGATGATGTTGCAGCCGACGCACTTGTCGCTGGCAAGACCGCATCAGGCTCGACATGGACAGTTACAGCCGCCGACCCTTCATCGTTGATTAGTTCGCTCTATGACGCGGCACGCGAAATCGCTGAGGATTCAAACTACTTCCCAACACACTTGTGCGTATCACCAGATGTTTGGGAAAAACTTGGTTCACAGTTAGACGGCTCAAAGCGACCAGTACTCGGTTATGTAACTGACGGCATTATGGGTCAGAACTCAATCGGCAAAGTTGGCGGAATGGGATACAACAACATGAATGTCATGGGTCTGCAACTGGTTGTTGATAACAACTTTGCAAACGGCACGATGCTTGTTGTTTATGCACCAGGTTTTGAAATCTACGAAGCGCAACAAGGCATTTTGTCTGTTGATGTACCGTCGACACTTAGTCGCACATTCAGTTACTACGGTTACTTCTCAACATTTGTTGCCAAGTCATCGTTCATTCAGGGCATCGTAATCGCCTAGTCGCATGGCGGACTGAACCGTCATGGCAGCATACAAAACACAAACCAAGCAACTACTAAATAACTACGCGTGCATTAGCACACTTGAATCAACCGAGATTGCTTTAGGTGAATCGGTAGTTGTTTCAGGTTTGGCGTCACCGTTCGCTGGCACATTCACAGTGCTGGCGTTACCGCAATATCTGTTCACAGGTGTTGACGGCGAAACAGGCGAACTGTTATATGACGAGAATCAGCCAGTGCCAAACCAAATACTTTACGCATGCACAGGCACATCGGTTGAATTTGTTGTCGACTATTCAGGCACGGTCACCTATACGCAGGTGTGTAGTTGGATTACCGCAGCCAACATCGAGGACTGGATCGGCATCGGCACAGCGACCGCAGCGGACACAACATTCTTGACACAATGCGCATCGGCAGCAAACCAGTTTTGTTACCGTCGCAGACAAGAAGTCGGCTACTCGGACAGCCTGACAACATCACCTAGTGGCGATGTCACGCTTGGCACGATCATGTACGGTGGCGCGTTATATCGTCAGCGTGGCGCGATCAGCGACTTTGCATCATTTGACGGCATGTCGGCAGGGTCTACAAACGGTTTATCACCGCTGGTCAAACAACTGTTAGGTGTCGATAGACCGCAGGTTGCCTGATGCCAGTCGCGTTCACTGACCTGTTCAATGAGGCGCTAGACGATCTCACAGCCACGCTGGTGGCCGTTAGCGGTCTACAGGTAGTCAACGACCCTAGAAATCTTGTGCCGCCATGCGTGTTCATTGACGCACCATCGTTTGACGCGTTCAACTACAACATCGTCAAACTTATGTTTCCGGTCAAGATCATTACGCTCGGACCAGCGAACCTTGACGCGCAACGGTCACTGTTAAACATCATGTCAAAGGTGCTCGCAGCGAATATTGCGGTAACTGACGGCAGACCGACTACTACACTTATTGGTGGCGCTGAGTATCCAAGTTACGAAGTGACCGCAAATGTTCAAGCACAAACGGCATAGAGGCAGATATGGCAACCTACATAGTTACTAGCGACAGACTGATTTGGGCGCGTGGCACGGTGCTTGACGCAGCCGAACTGGTCGATGTCAACATTGACGGTCTGATCGATGCCGGTCACATATCCACACACAGCGTCAAAAAACCTGCTAAAACTAAAACCAACGAAACAGAGGAATAATCATGGCAACCAGCGTCTACCTATCGAATCCGAATGTCACGATCAACAGCGTGTCGTTGCAAGACCAGTGCACGAGCGCAACTGTTAACTATGTGTACGAGCAGTTAGAGACCACAGCGTTCGGTGACACGGCACGCAAGTTTGGTGCGTCAACAGTGACATCGTTGCAAAACAACAGCATTGAAGTCGAGTTGTATCAAAGTTATGCCGCGTCAGAAACTGAGGCGACGATCTACAGTTTGGTGGGTGTTCAAACAACTTTGATTGTCGCACCAGCGTCAGGTGTTGTCGGTGCTACCAATCCGTTCTACACACTGGTCGGCGCATACCTTGAATCACACACACCGATCAACGCATCGCTTGGCGAATTGTCAACCATCACGCTCACATTCACTGGTGGCGTGCTCACAAAGACCACTTCGTAATGTCGCGGCATTCGCCGCTGAGAACTAACAACGCAAGACCAACCGGGAAGGTACACGCATGCAATTAACACTCAAAGTCACATTCGAGGACAAAACCGAAACCGTCACAACAAACATGATGACGATCGTTATGTGGGAACGCAAATACAAACGCAAAGCATCACAGATCAGCGAAGGCATCGGCATTGAGGACTTGGCATACATGGCGTATGAATCGTCACGATCACAAGGCATCACCGTGCCAGCACTACTTGACGATTACATCAAGTCAATCAAGAACCTGGAAGTGGTAGAACAAAACGACCCAAAAGTCGACGCGGTTCTTACCGCTACGGATTAGCGCAGATACTTGTGGCAACAGGATTTTGGCCGTCAGAGATCACATTCGAATTAGACGACATGAACACCGTTATTGAAATGATAAACAAAGATCGCAAAGCACACTGATGGCAATTTCAACCAGTGTTGAAGTCGTTGGCGTTAAAGAAGCGTTGGCGGCGTTAAACAAAATTGATAAACAAGCGCGCCGAGACCTGACCAAAGATTTCAAACAGATCACCGCACCGGTCACGAACGACATTAAGGCACGCACACCGCGATCAGCGCCACTGTCAGGCATGAACCGCAAATGGACTACCGCGTCAGGATTTCAAATGTTTCCGTACACCGACAAACAAAACAAAGTTGCGTCAGGTGTGTCAGGTAAGAAGGTCCGCGAGTATCGAGGCGCATCAACCAATTTGGCAACATTCTTTGTGCGCTATTCAGGGCCGAGCGCAGCGCTACTTGACATGTCAGGCAAAGGCAAAGTGCCGACCCGACAAGGCGGTCAAATGGTGCAATCGTTAAGTGCGCGCTACGGCACAGCGTCAAGGTTTGTGTGGCCAGCATGGGAACGAAACAAACATCAAGTCGAAGGCGAAGTGCAAACACTCATTGATCGACTAATGGAACGCGTCCAAAAGGAATTGAACTAATGGCTGTATCCATACCTATTGTCACCGAATTTGACGGCAAAGGATTAAACAAGGCGATTGCCGAATTTAATCAACTTGAAGGCGCTGGCGCTAAATCTGCGTTTGCGTTAAAGAAAGCGATGTTGCCAGCGGTCGCGGTATTGGGTGGTTTGGCGACTGGTCTCGGTTTGGCAACGAAGGCAGCGGTCGAGGATCAGAAAGCACAGGATTTGTTGGCGCAACAGTTGCGCACGAGTGCAATGGCTACCGATGATGTGATCGCACAGAATGAGGAATTTATTAGTTCTATGTCAATCGCGAAAGCGGTCACTGACGATGAATTGCGTCCAGCGATGGCGAACTTGGTGCGCTCGACTGGTTCTGTTGAAATGGCACAAGATTTGATGACTACGGCGCTCGACATAGCAGCCGCTACTGGCAAGGATTTAGAAACCGTCACTATGGCGTTGGGCAAAGCAGCAAACGGTCAGACGGCAGCGCTCACAAAACTTGACCCTTCGCTTAAAGGCGTAATTGACTCTGAGTCAACATTGGGCGATATCACTGACGCGTTATCGGTGTCGTTTGGTGGCGCGGCTGATGTGGCAGCGAAATCGTATGAAGGTCGCATGAAGTCAATGAAGATTGCGATGGACGAAACCAAAGAATCGATCGGCGCGGCATTGTTGCCAGCGTTGCAAAAGTTGTTGGAAATTCTGCAACCAGTCGCAAAATGGGCACAAGAAAACACAAAACTGTTTCTCATCATCACTGGTGTTGTGGGCGGTTTCGCGGCAGCAATCATTGTCGCAAACACTGCAATCAAACTATTTGCAATCGCAACACAAGTTGCGTCGGCAGCACAAGCGGTGTTCAACTTCGTGATGTCAGCAAATCCAATCGGCATTGTGATCATCGCAGTAGCGGCGTTCGTTGCGGCGCTCGTCATATTAGAAAACAAATTCGGAATTGTCAGTAAAGGATTTGAACTGTTCAGTGACGGTTTCTACAGGTTCATCATCAATCCGATTAAACAGGCAATCAACTTTATTGCCGATCTGATTCGTGCGATAGGCAAAATTCCTGGTGTTAAAGGCATCGGTAATTTCTTGGGCGGTATTGACATTCCAGGTTTCGCTGATGGTGGCATTGTGACGCGACCTACATTGGCGATGGTCGGTGAGAAAGGTCCTGAAGCGATTGTGCCGTTGGGTCGTGGTGGCGGTGTTGGCGGCGTGACAGTGAATGTGACTGGCGGTTTGTCGACTAGCGCCGAGATCGGGCAAGCGGTCGTGAACGCTATACGGGCATACAACAGGTCAGCAGGGCCAGCACAAATTCAGGTTGCATAATGGCTGGCACAGCAATCGTTGGTGCTGGCAATTACACACTAGAAATTGACACAGGTTTCATTCAGGACGCGTTCATTCTTGACAACGCGACCGCTGGTGTGCTCAATTCCACGCAGTATGTGCTTAACGGTACAACAAACTTTGCCGATGTGACGACAGGTATTAACGCGATCAATGTGAAGCGTGGTCGACGCGATCAAGGCGACCAGTTCAGCGCCGGCACAATGTCGTTCAACATGCTTGACACGGCAGGATTGTTTAATCCGTTTGACACTTTGTCACCGTATTATGACGCTGCAACAGCGCAGCCTGGTTTAGCGCCGATGCGCAAAGTACGCCTAGCACGCTACTCAAATATAAATGTTAAAGAGTATTTGTTTAACGGCTACATCGTGAACTATGACTACAACTTTGCGTTGGGTGGTCTTGACACGGTGACGGTTTATTGTGCCGATGATTTCTATTTGTTGGCGCAAACCTATATGGCAGAATTTAATGTCAGCGAACAATTGTCTAGCGCTCGATTGACAGCGGTTCTAAATTTGCCCGAAGTTGACTTCCCGATCGGGCAACGCAACATCAGCACCGGCACACAGACATTGGGTGGCGCGGCAGCGTTCACGGTTGCAGAAGGCACAAACACGCTTGAATACTGCAACCAAATCAACACCGCTGAGCAGGGTCGACTGTTTATGGCGCGTGACGGCGATCTGACATTCCAGCCGCGTATCGGCAACACACTTAGTCAGCCAGTAGCAGACTTCCATGATGACGGCACAAACATACCTTACGACGAAGTGGGCATCACATTTGAGGCAGACCAAGTGGTCAATCGTGCAGCGGTTGCAATCAAAGGTGGCACACAAGAAGTCGCAGACGACGCAGCCAGCCAAGCAAAATATTTCATACAAACGACTAGCATCACCGATTCGCTACTGCATAACGACACAGCGGCGCTGGCGCTCGCAAACTATTTACTTGAGCCTGAGCCTGAGGCACGCTACACGGCAGTAGGCACAAACCTAAACAAATTGACTACAGCGCAACGCGACGCGGTAGCGGTCATTGATATTGGTGACACGATCACGATTGAGAAAACTTTTGCCAGCGGTGCCGGCACGACCGAATTGGCACAAGAACTATCAGTTGAAGGTGTCGAGCATACAATCACGGTTAGCGGCGGCCATAGCGTCATGTATTTTACCGCACCGACAACTATCGTCTACGAATTAATACTTGACGACGCCGTCTATGGCATCATCAATTCAACTAATGTTCTAGGATAAAGTGAGGTAACTATGGCAACACGACAAGATTTCACCCCAGGGCAAGTTTTAACGGCCGCCGAATTAGATGCAGTCGCGACAGCGATGATCGCGATTAACGCGCAGACAGGCACAACCTACACGACCGTGTTGGCTGATGACGGCAAGTTAATCACTTGCTCGAATGCGTCAGCGATTGCGTTGACTATTCCGCCAAATTCAAGTGTCGCGTATGGTATCGGTACGCAAATAAATATTGCGCAACTTGGTGCAGGTCAGGTCACGATCACGGCAGGCGCTGGCGTGACATTAAATAGTGCTGGTGCAAAACTTAAATTGTCAGCACAATACGCCGTTGCTACTTGTGTCAAGACCGACACGAACACTTGGTTTGTTGTCGGTTCTTTGTCGGCATAGATCATGCAAATTCTCGGATTTGGTGGCGGTAATCCGCCAACAGCGGTGGATTATTTGGTGGTGGCTGGTGGTGGCGGCGCTGCAGGCGGTTACGCAGGTGGCGGTGCTGGTGCTGGTGGACTGCGATCGACTGTTACGGCAACGGGTGGCGGCGGAAGTTTAGAAACTGCATTGGCAGTTGTTTCAGGTTCTGCGCTAACGGTGACTGTTGGTGCTGGTGGTGCACAAAGCGCAGATGATACAAACGGCAACGCTGGCAACAATTCAGTGTTTAGCACGGTCACATCAAATGGTGGTGGTCGTGGCAACATAAATAACGGCGGCGGTGGCGGTGGTGGCGGTGGCGTACCTAGCGGCGCGACTGGTGGTGCAGCAACCGCTAATCAAGGTCGTGCTGGTGGCACAGGTTCACGCCCAAGTGTTGGTTATGGTGGCGGTGGTGGCGGTGGCGCAAATGTTGCTGGCGCTAATCCAACTGCAAGCGGTTTAGCGGCGATTGGCGGTGTTGGTGGCGCAGGCGTAGCAGTTTCAATCACGGGAAGTTCAGTTACTTATGCTGGTGGTGGTGGCGGTGGTGCGGCTGGCACAGTAATTTCTGCTGACCCGCCATGCACAGGTGGCGCCGGTGGCTCGGGTGGCGGCGGTGCAGGTTCGGGTGACGCAACAGTTACCAACGGAACAGCAGGCACAGTTAATACAGGTGGCGGTGGCGGTGGCGGTGGCGAGTACGCAGGTTGGCAAGGCGCAACAAAAGGTGGCGCAGGTGGTAGCGGCATAGTGATCTTGCGTTATGCAGACACATTTGATGCAGCCGCATCTACAACAGGTTCACCAACAATTACCGTGACAGGCGGATATCGAATCTACCAATTTACGGCTAGCGGAAGCATCACATTCTGATGGCACACTTTGCAGAAATTTTTAACAGCGTTGTGCAGCGCGTAATTGTTGTGCATAACAACGATGAAGCAAACGGCGCACAATTCTGCCACGATCTACTTGGCGGCGAATGGTTGCAATGCAGTTACAACAACCGCATTCGCAAACAATTCCCAAGCGCAGGTTTCACATACGATGATGTCGCTGACCAGTTCGTAGCACCGCAACCATACGCGTCGTGGACACTAGACGAAAACAATGATTGGCAACCGCCAACACCAAAACCTGACGGTGCATATTATTGGAACGAGGACACACAAACATGGCAACCATTCGAGCAGTCATAGCATTACTGTTATTAGTGTCATGCACATCAACCAAAACAAATTACGATTTAAGCGAGGTATGTGAGCATGTTTCAGCGGACAGATGCGAAATTAGAAAATGACCAACTACACACACGACTGATCGTCACGGTCGGCGTAATAATGGCAGTCACATTCAGCATCATGGTCATTGGTTTGCTGTACGGCATGCTGTTCACAAACTTTCCAACAGAACTAGCACCGCTCGACTCAAAGATCGTTGACCTACTCAGCACAATTAGCGTGTTTTTGACAGGCGCACTATCTGGTTTAGTGGCCACTAACGGCATCGCTAAAAAACCGATTGCACCGATCACACCGCCAACACCGTGACCAAACCGTACATAGTCACCAAACAGCCAGTCGCTACCAGCGCGCTTGCAGGCATGACAAAATGGGCGACACTCGCATGCCAACATTCTGACGGGTCGCTATGGAATAACGGCACTTGGGTGGTGCGTGATGTGCGTGGCAAACCTGGCATCGTCAGCAACCATGCTCGCGGTCTTGCAACCGATTTGTCGTACCGTTGGCAGTCGCAAGCAAAGAAGGGTCGGCAGGACGGTCGCAAAGTTTCGTTGGCGTACATGGTTAAGTTGCTTGAGCACGCTGACACGCTTGGCATACAACTTGTGATCGACTACGCGCTGGCACGCAGTTGGAAGTGTGATCGGGGCACATGGCAGGCTGGTAACTTTGAGTCAGGCGACTGGTATCACATCGAGATCGAGCCACGCCTAGCGCACGACCCAAACGCGGTAAAACAGGCATTTGACACGGTATTCGGGGCATCACCAAAGGCTGCGCCAACCGTGATATAGGCTGGTTGACCTACCGAGAAAGTAGGTCACTATGACACTCATCAGCAAACTTGCCATATCGCTATTCATTAGCGTCACATCAATCTTTATGTTGGCAAAACCGCCAGCACCGACACATATTGTGCCAGCGCCAATCACCGTATTTCAGGGTCTAGAACAGCCAGCGCCACTACCGCCAACAACGGTCGTAACGACGCCTATAACGCAACCTGACGCGTGTGAGACGGTCTATAACATGGCAAAGCATGTCGGCTGGCCCGAATCAGAACTGACACAACTTGTCGCAATCGCTTACCGCGAATCACGATGTCAACCTGACGCGTTTAACGCCAACGACCCGAACGGCGGCAGCGCAGGTGTCATGCAAATCAACTTCTTTTGGTGCAAACCGTCACGCTATTTCGCAAACGGCTATTTGCAAGCATACGGTCTGATACGCACATGCGACGACCTATTTGACTTAGAGAACAATTTGAGATCGGCGTTAAACATCTACCGGTACTCGAATGGGTGGCGTGCATGGTCACTATGAAACATTTGATGATCGCAACCGTGCTTACCGCGTACACCTATGTGCTACTTTATTTCACCACACGACGAAAGGCTAAAGATGACCGAGAACATCGACCCGAGAATTGACCCACAGTTGAAAGCGCTCATGCAAGTCATGAACGAAATCACAAACAACCGGGTGCCGTTAATTAATCCTGACGAACTACCAGCACGCAGCACACTTCGAGCGTTGCGTTGGGCGATTGACGATCTGAACGCGCTCGATGACAGCGAACTAATTGACACATTGAATCAGGCGCGCATAGAAATCAAATATCAGATCAGCATCATTAGTGATTTGCGTGAAGCGTTGGCGGCGCGTGACCGTGACATTCGAGCGCTACAAGAACGCAACAATTACCAGTCGGCAGAAATACAGCGACTAGAAAACCAGGTGTTCCGTGCAAATTGAACTTACCGACACAGATTTTGAGCGTTGCGTCGATTTTGCGAACCGACATCAAAATGAAGTTAAACAACGAAACGCAAAATTACAATACGAACAACCGTCAAATTTAACTTTTGAACATTCGCTGCAAGGCTATTTAGGTGAGCAAGCGGTCGCGCACTATTTCGATTACGACTTTGTTTATGTACCTTACGACAAACGGCAATACGACATTTTAGGTTACGAAGTGCGATCAGTTTATTATTCTAAAGCGATACTGATCACGCACCCTGATGACAAACTAGGAAACTATATTCTTGTGTCAATTAACAAGAACGAAATGGTCGCAACTTTGAAAGGCTGGTCGCCTTTGTATCGATGTAATTTGTGGCAATCAAATTGGCAGACAAACTGGCGATATCCATGTTTCGGTATGCCTGAATCACAGTTGTGGTCGATGGACACTTTGATAGCAACACCTGAACTACTTGATCATCAAGGACGGTGGGCGGCATGACACAGAATTTCATGGATAACTATGTCGATGTTGCGACACGATTAAAGATTGCATTCGAGCGCTGGCCCGATATGCGCATACAAGAAACATCACGCGAAGTGATCGAGATGCCCGACAAGTCGTGTTTCATTCGTTGCACGGTCACAATTTGGCGTGACGCAGCCGACCCAATACCAGTGATCGCATCGGCGTGCGAAATATATCCGGGTCGTACGCCGTACACGAAGTTCAGTGAATCTGAGGTCGGTTACACATCGGCGGTTGGTAGGGCGCTTGCTTACGCTGGTATTGGCGCTAATAAGGCGTTGGCGTCGCGTGACGAAGTAATGGCGGCACAGTCAAGGCAACCGATCGCACCAGTTGTGCAATTGCGTGATGTCGAAGTGCCATTCCCTGACGAACCGCAACGCGAATACCCGTCAGCGAAACAATTGGGCATGATGCGTGCGTTGGCAAACGGTCAAGGCATTAAGGGTGACGATTTGAAAACATTCTGCTCTGCTACATTGGGGCGCGAAATCAATACAACAGGCGATCTAACTAAGCGTGACATATCAAAAGTAATTGATGCGTTGAAGTTGAGTGAACCAAAATAAAACTAATGACGGGCATGACCTGCACGAGTGCAATCGTGTTGGGTGACACACGGAAAGCGTGGGTAGATGACGCATGTGGTAACACATGGTCAGGCAAATGCGATACAAGTAATGGGTGTGCTACGAGGCAAAAGCACGGGGGCATAGCGCACTAGGTTTAATCACAGCAAACACAAATTGACATACCGAAAACAAACCACAAACATAAAGTTGACAACATGCCCAACGAACACAAACACCAGCAAGCGCGACAGCGCGCGCTAGCACAAGCAAAGCGCGTGAGGCAATAAACATGGGGCAGGCACACAGAGACGGGGCATACCTACGAAACAGGCAGGTCATACTTCGAGGCAATCCAACATGCCACTGGTGCAACACCGCACCCGCAACACAAGCAGAACATCTAATCGAAGTAGATCGAAGC